AGGCGTTGATCGTCTTGTAGCCGATCGACCATTCCTGCTCTTCCCCGAAGAAGGACACGCTGGCAAATGCTTCCCGACCCTTCTCAGAGCCCAGATTGAATTGGACCCGGGCGTAGAGTCCCCCAACACCGCCTTCCTTCATCTTTGCCGGCAGGCGGTTGTCGTTGGGGCCAACTTCGTAGATTTCTAGAACCTTGCCAATGGGATCGTTCCAGTTGTGGCCCCAGACGACGCGTGGCTTGCGACGTTGCAGGCTGCCTGCGAATGCTCCCGGCTGGATAATGTCACCGACGGAGTCCTTGTTGCCTATAGCAGCAACGAAACACTCAACGATGCCCTGCTTTTCATCTACGCTGACCTGCCCGTTTGTGGCTTTGGTCAGGATGTCGTCCATAACGGTAGCGGGCATGAAGAACTCCTCTACGTCCTTACGCCATAATAGGTCACAAAGGGGGTGGGGCAGTGTAAAGTGATGAGGAAAATATCATAGTTTCAGTAAATGGAGCCCTTGTTTACTGAAACTATCTAGTGGCTAGGCAGATTCCAGGCTCGGCGCGCCTCGTCGGCAGCAAACTGGGGCCGAGTTTTGGCTAGAAGTTGAGTGAAGTGGCCGATTAGGCCACTCCTGAGTGTCGTGACGCGCCTCTCTGGGTCTTTAATCTCGAGAGATTGCAGGATTTCGTCGGTAATTGTCTTCCGGCTGGAGGTATTGATCGACTTGATGCGGTCCATTTGAGAATTGACATGAGAGGCGACGTCGTCGGGTGACAAACTTTTGTAGTTTTCTGACTTGGCTGAGTAAGTTTCTGTGGCGTCTTTGACAATGGCGTTGAGAACCGGGCGGATGTCTTCATCTACCTGCTTGTCCCACACGTCCTGTGACATGATCGTGTCCACTTCGAGGGTGCCATCAGCCAGGGCTTTCTTGGCCTTGGCGCCACTGGCCTTTTCAAGCACTACGCGCTGTTGTCGTTCGAACAGACGTTCGAGTCCTCGGTCAAGGATCTCGGTCCAGCGCTCCAGTTCGGAGGTCTGTCCTACAGCCTTATAGGAGATAGATTCAGGCTCACCTGACATCTGTCCCGGCGCTGGTTGGCCCTGCTGTGCCGCGATTGCGCCCTGCATGGTATTGGGGTCAAGTGGCTGTTCTGGGCCCGGCGGCATTCCCGGCACCGGCGGCATTCCCGGCATCTGCGGTGCGCCTGGGGCTCCCGGCTGCGGTGCGCCCGGCATACCCGGTGGGGGCATGCCACCGGGTCCACCCATTTGAGCGTTGGGCGTTTCCATTTCCTTGTGGGTATTGCCGATTGGGGTCAGGTTCGGGTTCTGGAGAAGAGAGTCGCCCAACTCCGAATGGACTATTTTCCGACCAGATGCTTCTCGGTACTCGTTGGCACTGATTAGGCCGGTCTGGAACTCCTCTTTCACATAGCGATTCCGTTCCTGCTCGTAAAGGGCGAGGCTGGGGACGGCGCTGATGTCGAAGTCAACGTAATGCTTGTCGTCCAGATCGTCGAATGCGCGAGCCAGATGCTCCAGGTGGGGCATCATCGTTTCGCTCCAGAAGACTCGGATTTCCTCGCCAGCGTTACTGAAGGTTCGGCCTGCGGCGTTACCGATTACAGACTCTGGAACGCCAAACGCGGCCAGGATTTCCTCTTTGGTGATCTGACGCATCTGGATGTAGGCAGCGTCTCTGGGACTGGCTGAAGTGTCGACATAATCAACCCCGTCATCTGCGGCGATTACCGTTGTCGAGCCGACCGTCCCGAGGTTGGCCCTAAACCGGCTGCGCAACTCCATCTTGTCATCGTCGTCAATGTCGCCCTTGACTACGAGGAGTCCACCCGGGCGACCGTCGTTGAGGAGGTAGTTCCGGTTGTACAACTTGGCGAGGTTCTCGATCTCGATGGCAACGCCCGCGGACTCCATGGGGGTCAGCGAGAGATACGGGTCCAACGGATGTGGACGTCGAATCCAAACCACCTGGTCCGGCTTCATGATGATCTTCGTCCCGTCCGGCATCAGTACCTCGTAGCCGGATACGAATGTCTTGGGGTGCGGGATGGGGGCCGTGGATTGTGGCGGCAGCAGGTTCAGTCCGAGGATTCGCCCGTCACGTCCCCGCAACTTTTCGATAAACGCACCCCTGGTCCCCATGAGGAGTTGGGAAGACAGGCGGTATCGAAAGATGAAGGAGTTCTCTCCGATGTTGGACTTGCTGTTCAGGATGTCGAGGATCGAATCCTTGGATCGCTTGCTCTTGACGATCTCCCCATCCGGGGAGTTGTTTTTTCGGAGAACGATGGGCAGGCGAGCCTGATTGCCGGCGATGGCATCAATGCACCTGGCGACCCAAGTGACCTTCTGTACGCCTTGGCGGTAAGCCTGCTCAATATCCCACTGATCACGATATGCCCGACCGGCGTAGTTTGGGTTTTGGGCGACGGGTGCCCCAGGACCAATGGCCGTTTTTACTTTGGTATTTCCAAGATCTTTGTTGTTCCAAGCCATATTTACTCAAGACCTAATAGGAAGCCGAGGAGACCACATGTTGCGCCAGCGACTATAAGCCCCAAAGAGGGGCGAATCATCCACGCACCTGTGCTAGTGCATATAATAAAGGATACCATCAGCAGATTTGCGGCGTTTGCCCGATTTAGCACCGAACGCAGCCGATCCAACAGCGACATGGACGCCACCCTATCGCACCCGCGCGTCTACAATGTATAAGGACTGGAGTTGTGCCTGTGATCGATTGGGACGAAATCCTAGAATTCCTTCAGCCGAAGGAATCTCCGTATTGTCCGGAAACTCCCTCGCTGACGCAGAAGGTTTTTTTGCGTACCTACGCCCTCGAAGCGCTGTTTGGCGGTGCGGCCGGGGGCGGCAAATCCTCTGCCCTGCTCATGTCGGCACTCCAGTATGTGGATGTACCCGGCTATAACGCCATTATTTTCCGTCGAACCTATGCCGACCTTGCGCTCCCCGGCGCCATCATGGATCGCTTTACGGCATGGATTTCGGAAGTCGACGACATCAGGTGGAACGGCTCGATTTACGTTGCAACATTCCCATCCGGAGCGAGGGTTTCGTTCGGTTATTTGAATAACTCGCAGGACTATCTCCGCTACAAGGGCGCCGAGTTCCAGTTCATCGGAATGGACGAAGTCACCGAAATCCGGGAACACGATTACCGTTATCTATTCTCCCGTTTGCGGCGACCGGCAACGGGTCCCGTTTCTAAAGTGCCGCTCAGGATGCGGGCAGCGTCTAACCCCGCGCCCAATTGGGTCAGGCAGCGCTTTATAGTCGAGGGGCACGACAACAGCCGTATTTTCGTTCCGTCCAAACTTGAAGACAATCCCGGCATCGACGCCGACTCATATCGCCGATCGCTACAGGCACTCGATCCGGTGGAGCGCAAGCGTCTCGAAGAGGGCGACTGGTGGTCCACGACTCTGGGGACGATGTTCAACCGCGAATCAATTGTAGTTATGGAAAACGATGAGGTGCCAACGCTGACCCCGATGGCCCGGGCAGTGCGCTTCTGGGACTTGGCGGCAACCGAGCCGAGCCAATCGAATCCGGATCCTGACTGGACCGTCGGCACCTTGATGTTGTTCGATCAAGGCATTGCCTATGTTCTGGACGTGAGGCGACACCGGGGTAAGGGTCAGGACATCGAACGGCTGATCGCCCAGACGGCTTACGAGGATGGCGCTTCCGTGCCGATCCGCATAGAGCAAGAGCCCGGCTCATCAGGGAAAGCGTTGATCGATCAATACGCCCGGTACATTCTGCCGGGGTTTGATCTCATGGGGATCAGGGCCACTGGCGACAAGGTGACGAGGGCTCGCCCGCTCGCGGCGGCCGTGGCCAATGGCAACGTGCGTCTGGTGAGGGGAGCATGGTTGACCGACTGGCTGGACGAGGTGTCCGCATTTCCTGAAGCCTGCGCCCACGATGACCAGGTCGACTCGGCCACGGGGGCCTTCTCTTACGTCACGGGCATAGGCTTGCCTCATCGCAAACGGGCCGCTATTGTAGTTTGAAATCCCCTCCCCACCTAATGCCCGGAGGCTTCATGACCCCCGATGACGTTCGTGCACTTCGCAACCACCTTGCGGACATCGACGCCAAGATCAAAGCGTTCACCGACATCGATCGAGAGGTCGATGAGATGGCAGAACTGCTGCTTGAGATGAACCTCGCCAAGCGAGACATGGCTACCGTCTACGACACGCTGGCCAGCCGGCTCGGCGAGTACATGGACAGCAACCAGATCGTCGCCCTGAGGGATGGGGCACAGATCGAACGCAAGATGGCATCCAACCGATCCGGTTGGCGTCACAAGGACCTTGCTGCCGACGTGGCTGACCGCATTTCCCAGTCGTCAATCGACATGGAAACTGGCGAAATGGTGTTGACGCCGAGGGAAATGATGGTGCAATTTCTCGACTATCTCCAGCCGTCATACTGGCGGGTTGGCGAATTAAATAAGATCGGACTGAACCCAGATAACTATTGCAATTCGTCCGAGCCAAAAATAAGCGTAATCGTTAGAAGGGGTGACGCAATATGAACCAACTCGAGCGGCTTTCCGAGCCATTTCCTGCGGAGGTCGAACGGACGCTCCGCAAGGGCGGGACAACATTGACCTACATTCCGGTCAGCGAGGTCATCGCCCGCCTCAACAACGTGCTGGGGGTTAACGGCTGGTCTTACTCCGTCAAGGACTGCGGGCGCGATTCGGACTCCAAGGACTGGATCATCGCCCTCGTCACTCTCTCGGCCACAATCGATGGGCAGACAGTTCACAAGGACGGTTGCGGTGGCCAGGAAGTCAAGTACATGAAGGGCGGCGAAAAGCCGGTCGATCTCGGGAACGAGTTCAAAGGGGCGGTCAGCGACGCCCTGAAAAAGGCTGCCCAGTCGATCGGGGTGGGGCTCTACCTCGCTCGCTCCGAAGAAGCCCTACTTCACGAACAGCAGGAGCCTCAAACGGACGCTGACATTCAAGTCGCGACGCTGTGGGGCAACTTCAAAGGCTTTACCAACAAGTTCAGCCCAGAGCAGAAGGGCGTACTGGGGGAGTTCTGGAATGAGTACGGGGGCGGCCGAGAAAAGCCCACTGAAGCCTCTGCCAGCGTCGAGGACCTAACGGCGCTGCTTGAAAAGTGCGTGCAGATCGACCTTGGTGCTGAAGTTGTCGAAGCCTAAGACCTGGGCCAAAGACTCCTACTGGAAGTGCCCTTCGTGCGTGCGCCACTTTATGGGCGGTGTAGCGGTGAGGCGATACGAGGGGTTCTGCAATATCTGCGACACCCCGATTGACCACGTTAAGGATCGCTCCAAATAATGGGCAGCATCCAGCAAACTCATTTCGACACATTTACCCGTAAGGAACTTCTGCGCCTCAGGGAAGAGGAAGCCGAGAGAATGAAGAAGAAAGATAAGTCAAAGAAATAGGGGCAAGTACATATGGATACTTTAGATACGGCAGAAATGCGTCAGCGGTTTCAGGATCGGGCGGAAGCAGTTAGGCAACGCACCATGCCTCCGGTTGCGGGGGCTGAACGCCTGGCATTTGTCAAGCAGGCCGAACTGGACTACCAGGATTACGCCATGATCGCTGACTCTACGATCAGTTTGGACGGCGGGGTTTTAACGATTGACCTACGAATGGAGATCTGTGACGCCGCCATCCGTGGCGAGGGACATCTGGAACGAGAAACCAAAGTAGCCATGGAGAACATCGCAACTGCAGAGCCGGCTGGCTTCAGCCTGACCCACGGGTACTTGGTATGACAGCCATACCGCCCCCGCACCTGTCGCCCTCGTCAATGGGGACCTTCCGTCAGTGTCCGCTCAAGTTCAAGTACAACAAGATTGACAAGATCCCCGACCCCTCCGGCAAGGAGGCGTTGATGGGGAACTTCGTTCACGACGTTCTTGAAGAGTTGTACAAGGTGGAACCCACAGATCGCACGCAGGCTCGGGCCAAGACTCTGGCTAGAGAGATGTGGAGCAGCGGTAACTGGGAAAAAAGGGTGAAACCGCTCGTTCCAGATGCAGGGGAATACCGACTGTTCCGTTGGAAGGCCTGGTGGTGCATCGA